CTGGAATAGTAGAATAATTACCAGTAGACCCATCGGAAGACCATGATCCTGCACCAAACTTTTTCGTGTTAGTATCTATGCCAACAGTACCATAAGATGTGATTATATGAGTATGAACATGACCAGTAGTGCTATGTGAATCAACAAATGGTTCAGCATCAAAATGAAGCAATAACATGGTATTGCTATCAAGTGTCGCTAAAACCCATTTAAGTAATGCCGTATTACCTGTAGTCTGTAGCGTATTACTTACCGCTTCGGAATAATTATACACAAAGGAATTATCGGGATTGAAGTTAAAGAACGCCCCGCAACGGTACTCATCTCCACCCCAGATTAAAGATTCCTTACCATTACAATAGGCTACGCAACCATCGGGAGCATTTGAAAACGTGCCTATACCTGCGCCTGTGCTTTCTGTATATAATGCTGTAGAATTGAAATTACCCTGAGATGGTATAGCTGTATCGTTACGGTATATTTTAGATGCCGTCTCCCCGCTATCCCATGCCTGAATCAATACATGGGATTCTGAAGGCTCATCTTTAGTAAAATGATGACCTGCCCGAAACAATAGGTATGAATTGAGTGCCGTAACAGTGGTATTGATCTTCGTCATACCGGATACAGACCTTATGCCTGCATTGGTATAACGCATATTGGTGAGTACCTGAAAATCGCCTTCAGATAGCTGCGTGCCGTCTACACTCGTCCGCCATCTGCCGGTTAATGGTATGGGAACGGGATTACGTTCTTTATCTGCCACAACATTATCTCCTCGTTCCTGAACGGTTTGCAGGCTTAATAAAGTTTACCCTGTATCCACCTTGAACTTTTGCCTGTCTGGTATCTCTGGTAATACCTCGAACTCTTGCATCAAAATGTTTCCATAACCTATCGCCGAAATCAGGCTCACGATCACGGTACTTATACTTAAATGCCGCATAGTAGACAAGTGCTTCCTTGTAATCAGGAGCGAATCTGTACGCTTTGTAAGGTGAATATACGGGTATCGGCATTTGAATATATTGTACCGTAATCGTATGGCTTGCAGTTGATGGGGGAGGATCAAGCAGTAAAGCAAATCTGCCGTTAAATGTGATGATATACGAATCTGCCGATGTCCAATCGTTGTTTGTACCATCGAATAATGCACACACAAGGACTGTTGAAGAGGTCTTTGATACCACTACGCCATGACTGCCATCGGTCAGGTTATGGACATAATCACCGGCGGCTACATTGGTGAACGATGCTGCCGTATCTGTTAATGTCGCCTCGCCATTACTTGCCGCTGCCGTAGATGTTGCCGTACCTGTAAGCTGAGATATACCGGATGCGTCCACTATCGTAAACTGGTCAGGGACGGATTGAGATGTAGTATTATCGCCTATGATTATAGCATCATAAGCCCTGTGTCTTAGAAATGTATTGGATGAGCCGTCATTATATTTTATGATGTAATCGTTCTCATCATCAGTCAGATAGAACGACAGGAAATCAGGATTCAAGTTATAAGTCGTCTGCTCGGCAACTGTGGTTATCGTTTGAGTTGCAGTTAGCGCTCTTGTTCTCTGACATAACTCTCTTGCCGCCTCATACAGACAATCATATGAAGTCCTGTCATCCAAGAATGATCCGTTTGACGGCTCACCCAATAAGACTCTAAGCTCTCTAAGTAAGGTGTACCCATCCAATTACTTAATTCTCCTGAGTCGTTCTACATTGGTTTCCTCACCTAACGACTTACCGACAATCTTTAAGATAACTGAGGCGTCATTGCGTGATACCATGCCATCCTTTGTGTCTATCCCGCATTTCCTTGCAAGTTCAGGATCAACCTTAATACAGGGTTTCACCATCCTGCGTGCTTCCTCATGCGCATCGGCAAAACCTCTTTGCATATCATCACGGGTGAACATGGATTCACTGATACCTTCTGACAGGTTCTTGTATGCCTTCCCCAATGAATCAGACTGAGTATCACTTAATCGAGGTTTAGATGATTCAATACTGTCTAACCGCTCCCTGTCACGTTTTAAATCTTCCCTTGTCTGGTAGATATAATCCGGCGGTATATCTCCACGTTCCAATGCTCGTTCCCTTTGCTGTATAGTCTCTTTCATGGTATCTATCTTGCTCTCAAAATACCATGCAGGAAATGGGGAGCCTACATTGCCATCTTTGTCTTTGTCAACCTTACCGAAGAACTCCAAACTGTCTGTTGCCATAAAAACCTCCTGTTAATATAGGGGCCTGCCATAGACAGGCCCCCTGACATAAATCACATACTACTAAGCATCCGTGCTGGCAACGATGTTCGTGGCCATAGCAACTTCTCCACCCAAGTTACAAATATTGATAGGTAGGAACATCTGCATAGCCGCCCCTACAACTGCCTCTGTAATGTTTAAGGTATTGGATGTAGAATCCAGTCCGATACGGATATTGATATTCGGCCCTACATGACCCGTAGAAGTAGATACCAGAGTAATAGCCACAGGTGTAGTGGAATCCAGACCATTCTGAATATAGTTTTGCTTACGTCCGCCACCTATGGTTGCATTAGTCATTGCAGTGGTCACATTCTCTATCGCCGCTACTGCAAAGTTACCGAAAATAGAGAAGTCCTCAACGACAATACCGTCACCGCCAACAATAGAAAGAGCCGTATCCGCTCCGGCAGCGGTAGCACCGTTATGTATCCAACCGCTTATCGTGAGCCTGTTTGCGGCAGCGGTGGTTACGATAAAGTCTGTAGCCTGACCGGTAACATCCCGTGTCTCAATGTTAAGTAATGTGCAGTCTGCGGCAGCTATATTGATAACTCCGGTAATGACGTCAACACCACCCGTAATAAGGAAATTACACATGGTCGTATTGGCCGCGGATATTTCTACGTCTGCCGTAGTCACAGTAACGTTTATGGTCGGCCTGAGTGACCCGTTACCAACGCCGATAAAGGTAATCCCTGCAACATCTATCGCCAAACCATCATTAACAGCCACAGTCTCTATGTGTCCAGGCATAGCAATAATGACATCGCCATTACTTGCGGTACACCTGCCTACTGCATAATCAATTGATGCAAATGGCGCATCCTTTGTGCCAGCCGATGGACTATCTGACCGTGTAGTGCTTGTGCTGCTGACAAAATATACATTGCCAGTGTATACATTGCCTCCTATGCCTGGGAGTACAGGCACACCAAACGATTTCACTCCATGATTAAAATTAGACATTTATTTACCTCCAACCAGTAAATAGTTACCTACCAGCGGGATATTGCTACCCCGCCAGCAGGAGGGGTTAAATTTAAGTCACTGCGTGAGAGTAAATCCAGCGCCACTCTGTCGTGCCTACAGCAAACCGCATGTAACTGGAAATCATGGTGACAAGTGTATGGAAATCTACCTGTGTCCTTGTCTCAGGTTTAATCCTGTTAATAAAGACCAGTGACTTCTTCATTAAATCCATGTTGACCATATGCCAGTTATTTGTATCTGAATCGTCTAACCGTGCATAAGGGATAACCTTGTATCTCTTATACTGTGGGTTGACATTACCTTCAGCGGAGTCCATACCTTTAGGAGTATTGACAAGCTCATAGGCTGCATCTGCAAGTGCATCAGGGACGATAAGAGCAAAGTTGTCTGACATCTCGATACGTTCCGAGACATCGTTTCTGAACTGCCTCATCAGTATCCTTGTTGCCGCCACTGAGGTTTTATTCATTGCCGATGTGCCAGAGTTTGAGAACCCTGATGCTGTGGAAGTCCCTGACTTTGTTTTGTGAGACCCGCAAAGTGCAATACCTTCTTCATTATTCTGATACTGAAACGCTGTAGAAAACGCTCCAGTAAATACTCCGGCAGCTTCTTTCTCCATTGTCCGACCGGCAGAGTTTATCAGAGATACGGCCTCGTCATCGAATACGCCATATTTCTTGTCATCGAGGAGCTTTCGCTCCAACTGACGACCGAGAGCATATTCGTAAGGCTCAATCTTGATGTGATACCCTGGATTCCTGTTAACAAACGGAATCTTGCCAGTGAACCTCTGATGGTCTGGTAAGGACCCGACTGAATAGAACTCCTCAAATGCCGCATCTGAATCCAGCATCCTGAACAATGTCGGTATCATCGGGTTTAAATCTTTATACAACTTATCGAAATCGGCGACTTCACGAAGCCGTTTATCGAGTAGTCTCTGTAATTGAGACGATGTAGTTACATCCGCCATTTTGTATCACCTCCCTTTATCCTCTTGCCTGAGCAAAGTGGTCTATGTTAAATTTGAAATCCACATACTCCTGACCAGCTACACTAAGGTCAAGCCTGATTACGTCAAGAATTAAATAGTTTGTGGCATACGTAGCCGATGCCTCAACATACATGGATTCCGCATCGAAATCCGCATAAGACGGCCCGATACATCTGAGTGGAGCCTTAACGCAAGTATCTCCTACTGCTACGGCGGCATATGTAGGGGTATCCCATGTCTGAGCTGTTGCTGATGTATTATCGAGTATCCTGTATGCACCCCTATTTGCACCTGTCCTGAAGTAGATTGTAGCCTGGTTTGCCGTACTTGCAACCAATGTATTAGTAGTGCAAGAAACAGAATCACCTGCCGTTGTCGTCCCGACAGTCATGGCTGTACCAAAGGCAGCATTGAATAGCTGTCCTCTCAGTATGGTTTCCGGTGTAATAAGCTCAACCTGCACCATCGCCCTCTGCTCGCCTTTACTCCAAGGGCCTTCTACGCCTGTAAACTCCGTAGTAGAGGCAAGCGGAGTGGCATCGGTAATGTACTGAGTATTGTATGTAGCATTAAACAGAGGATTCCTATTGTTTGTGCCTACTACCACGCCAAATGGCATACTCTTACCTGTAGTATCTACAGCACCGGATGCTGCACCAAATGGGGTAGCACCTTCATTGCCCTGGCATTGTA